GGTTCTGATATTCGCGGTTAAACAACCGATTCCAGTGTTTGCCGACATCAGCACGCTCATCTGAGATGGTTGCCGACATCATGCCAAACAGAATAGGCAGCAAGCGTTGTGCATCGCCACGGTCTCGAATCACCCGCTTAATCAGCTCTTGCTCGACCTCGCGGCGGGTTTCGACATAGGCATGCACACAATACGACGGCCAATGCTAACTTTTTCATAAACGATCCCCATGTTTGATTGGCCAGACTATAACCTACCAGCCACCAAAATCGCTACCACCACCGACCACGCCATAGCCATAATCTTCGTCAATCACCTCTGCCCCATCTGTACCGTAGCCCGCCCGCTGCTGACCGCTGCCCCACGCCTGTAGCGCAGTGCCACCAAACCAACTACAGGCCATCACCAGCGCATCCGCCAAGTTAGGGCTTGCCACCTCACGCTTTGCCAAATCCTTTTTGCTCTCGACCTTCACGCGACCGTCTGCACCATAATCACGCTGAGGAGTCGCCAGCTCATCGACAACCCGCGCCAAATGTGGACAATCCCCCTGCAAGCTAATCATCTGATCCACCTCAAACGAATGACCGTGATTGATTGCATTGTAAGTATTGCGAAAACGATCCGCCAACGCCCACCACGCCTGCGCTTTTAAATTACTAAACATCTCCTTATTGGTCATCGCCGTCCCTGCATACTTGCGATCAGGCTGCCAAACGCCCGCACCCGCGTTAAACTTGGCATGTGCAACAGACTGACCCGTGCTGCCATTGAGCTCATTAAACTTTGCCCCACTCGACGCACCCACCCCAATCGAGTCATACACAATCTGCGCCTGATGCTCAAACGCTACCTGATACGTCCGCGAACAGCTCACCAGCAGCTGATCCTCCTGAGCCTTCCACTCATCCGCCCAGACAATCACCGAACCATGCACCAGCACATTCGCGCATTTATCCTTGCCTGAATCCGCCACATCAAAGCCCAGCCGCTTTGCCCCTAACGCCGCAAACCCCAACGTGATATGCGCATCAATCGCAGCATTGATCCAACTGCGCTTAATAATCACATTGTCATCATCGTCACGCGGCACACCCAGATAAAAATGCTCATAATCGTCATAATCCTCTGCTTCGGCAGCTTGAATCACCGCCAGCATAGTTTTGGACAAAAACGGATTTTCGGTATAATTGATTTGGCGCACAATCGCGTTGGCAGGTGGATTGACCACAAAACGCTTATACACAAAATCAGTCGCCAAGCGTGGATTAAAAACAATCCAGATTTGCGAATGCTCCTTGCGGATGGTGGGCTCTAAAATCTCCCACTGTGACTCCGTGATATTGTGCGCCTCCTCCAGCCAACACACATCGATGCTCTCCAGCGACTTCACCTCATCAATATGCCGCCATAAGCCATAAAACAAAAACTCAGAACCTGTCGCCTTATTGATGATCTTATTATCCATCACCCGAAAACGATCTGTTAAACCAAAGCGCTCGATCTGGATTTTCAGCAGCGAATAGACCGACTCCTCGATTTTGTTCTGAAACTGCCGCGCACACAAAATCCGCAACTTATAATTATCCGACAAAAAGATCGCAAAACCTGCCGCGTCCCACGACTTACTCGACGCGCGACCGCCGTACAGCACCTTGTTACGGGCTGTCGCCTGCCAAAACTCACGCAAAGCTGGATTAAGCGTCGCTGCCATAAAAATGCCCTAAGCCTGATTTTACCGCCAGCTCGCCCTCAAGCTTGATGACCTGTTTATCAAATCCAAGGATTTTAGCCTTGCCCATCGTCGCGCTCACCGCCGCTGCCGCTTTGTCCGTCTCAAACGCAAACTGTCTGGCTTCCTCCAATTCATCAAGTAAATCATCGATGGTAATGTTATGCCGCTGGCGATGTGATGCCTGTAATTCCGCAATCCTTAGTGCAACCTTAGTGATTTCTAAAAGTCTTGATGCGTTGACGTGTATTGCTTCGGCTTTCATTTTTGCGCACGAATACGCCTGCCGATACGCTTCACTGGCATTGCCCAGCTCGATATACAGATTACAGAATTTATCCTGTTTTGGGGTGAGCCTAGCCATACATCACATCTCCAAGCCCAACTGCACATCTGGCAGCGCATTTGTGCCACGCAGTCCATAACGATCAAGAATGCGCTGCACCAATTTACGATCAATCTCATAATCTCGTGCAAGTTGCGACACGCTTGCGCCACCTTGAAACTCTGCTGCAATTGCTTCGTTTCGCAGTTGTAGAAGCGCATTAACCTCGATTGGCAACTTAAGCGGCTTGCCGTCAAACTCAATGCACAACTGCCGCGCATGCCCCAAGCCGACAAGGACTGCCAGCCAGTGCTTGTCATGCAAGCTATCTGGCTTGCAAAAGTTCACACACTGCCCGCCCTTCGCACGCACCAGCCTTATCACCGACTGTGCGCCAATCAGCGACACGACATGTTGCAGCTGGTGACTGTGCGACATTAAGCACCTCCTAGCCAGTCGATATTGACATCCTTGTGCATCCAGTCTTGATTATCGACTCGCACGCACGACAACCAGACGCAGCCACCCTGTACTGGTTTGGCAAAGTCCACATGCTCTGTGATAAAAATACGATCATCGACAAATAGCAGTCCGTCGCCCTTAAGCGCATCGAGTACCGGCTTGCTGTAGTTGTCCACGTCATAGCGTGGGTGTGACTCGTTGCTGTACGTCCTGTCGCGTGCTGGCGGCTGTACGATTAAACGCGCTTCACAGAGTTGGTTCAGTGCTGTCCAGCCGATTGCCAGCAGCAGTGGTGCAAGCTGGCCAGCGATGCGACCTTTGTAGGCGCGTGCCTCACGGCTGAGTATGTTGGTCGAGTAGTCGCCACCTTTGCTCTGTACTGCCCGCCACAGGCTATTGGCTGACAGTGGATAGGCGATTTTGACGATGACGGCACTATCTGTGATTTTGAGCCAAGATCCGTTGTGGCCGTGATACTCAACACCACCCGCGACAATCTTTTTGACGTACAGACACGGTTTAATCCGTCGCGGCTTGCGGTTGATTTTGCGTTCTTGTCGTGCTGGTCGTTGCTGACCTTTGGACACTGCCTCGCCCGACTGGATGTTGATACCTAAGCGACGTGCCTCTGCGGTGCTTAGTTTTAATGCGCTCATGCTGTTGCTACTCCTTGTCGACCAACACTGGATTTTTCATGCTGCACCGCTCGCCATATCGGCAATCCACTGCGGCACCTCACGACCCGATACGCGCATCATCTCGAAATACTCAGCAGTGTTTAAAAACGGGTCTGGGCAGTGCATCGGCGCATGGTTTTTAAGTGCCTCGATTTGCCGCTGTTTGCGCTCCTGCATCTCTGCATCGATCCGTGCTTGTTTCTCGGCCAATGACTCATCATCCATGCTGAACATCGCTTTCAGATTTGCCAGATGGTCAGACACGCTTGATGCCATAGGCTTTGATTGCTCCAGCATCGCCACAGCATCCGCCTTGTACGCAACGCCAACCTGACCCAAGTCAACAGCGTGCTGAATGGCCGTAGCACGCGCTGTAGCGGCTTCTTGGCCCAAACTGATCCACCAGACAGGCAACACGCCTTGCGCCTTAGCAGCGACCACCAGACGCTCATATGAGTCACAGAATGCTTTGCGTGCAGCGTACTTGTCAGGCCACGCCTTCGATGCGACACCCCAAGCTTGTTGGATTTGGTCACAGGTGGAAAACGTGGTCATTTCATCGAGATTCTGTACCGCCTTTGCCCAAGCGACTTCTGGCGTATCCCATTCGCGGTCGAGCAGATCAATCGGTTGGCACATGCGACGAAATTCTGGGACGGTTGGTGGCCAGTCGTGACGCATCAGCGCATTCATGCCACAAGCCAGTTCTTGACCAGTCAGACCCTGCAATCCCTCGGCGAAGGTTTCAGCAAGCATCTGTGGATCAACGCCAGCCCACTGCTGGTCAAACTTGCGACCGTACAGCGCACGCATTTTTCCGATCAGGCGTGTGGTGTCTTGGACGGTGAGATTAACCATGAGCGACCACTCCAAATTTGATCAAGTTGGTTTCTGAGACGGTTTCTGAGACGGTGCGGACGGTATTACCATTTAAAAACTTATCCCACTTATTTTCAGATTCATTTTTAATATCGTCCTGCCACTTCCAAGTTGAATTAAAACCAATCCAGTTTCTAGCAATCGTTATTTGAATTGCATTTGAAAAACTAATCCCTGCTTTCTCAGCATGACCAGCGATTATATCCAAGGCGGTTTTAGTCACTGCCGCTTTTTTGGATTTGCGATGGGCGATGAAGTCAGACGCAAGCTGATCATCACAGCCCATGTCCTTGAGCAATTTGTGCGCTGAGATTTTTGGTTTTGAAGTGAGTACTTCCGCCTCGATGTCCTCGCGTGCGATAACACTGGGGGATATATGGGGGATAATTGATGGATATTGATGGATAGTGTGAACGTCGTTCAGGGGTAGTGTGAACGTGGTTCGGGGGTCGGGTGAACGTGGTTCAGGGGTCGGGTGAACGTGGTTCAGGGGTGAACGTGGTTCAGGGGTGAACGTGGTTCGGGGGTTAGGCTCAATTTGAGTGAAATTTTCAGGGGTCACGGTGTAGGTTGTATGACGGCCATTTGTACGATTTGCGACCACCACACCGCACGCCTCAAGCTGTGGAATGCAGTTAATAACGGTTCGCTCAGTAACGCCACATTCCAATGCTAAAACCGCTTGGGATGGGTATGAATAACCATTATCGTCGGCATAATCAGACAGCACCCATAATATCGCTTTGGCTGGATTTTTAATCGGCAAGCGACGTATTTTATTAACAACGATATGACTCATGATTAACCCCTCACTGTGATTTTGACGGGGATGCTCAGCACCTCGCCTGTTTTGCCCTGTGCCGCCAGATCAGACTCGATCTGCTCAACTGTTGCGGTGTAATTTGCATTGACGATTGCGCCCAACTCACTACCGAGTAGCAGCTTGCCGTCAGGCTTAAAACTGGTGCGGTCGATGATGTTCGGTTTGATTTTGCCGTTTTCGTCACGCTGCTCTTCGCCGTCGATACTGCAATTCACCTCGATGATGACGTGCCACAGACGACGGGTTGTGCCAGTGCCAAAAATGCGAGTGTCGCCACGGCAGTATTCGCGCGGCTGTTTGCCTTCGATTTTCATCGCATCAAAAGTGATCGACTTGCCGATCAGGCTATTGCGTCCGCTGCTCATGGCGCGACACCTCCAAAATCTCAGGAAACACCTGCCGACCCTCACAAAAAACAGCCACTAGCCGCTGGCCGTACTTGCCGCGCAAGTGGCTGACGTGCGCCTGTGGGTCGCCATCGGCAGGATCAATCAGGATGCCGCCTGCGGTTTGGTGCGGAGCTTCGATCAGCTTGTAATTGGATACAGTGGTCATGCCGCACCACTCCCCATCACAGCCATCACCGCAATCAGCACACCCACCGCGAACCAACAGAACACCAGCATGTCAGCGCGATTGGCCGACCGATCCAGATCAGCGTCAGTGAGTTGCTTACCCTGCTCAATCGACGATTCGATGCGCTTGACCATTTCGCGCGTCTTGCACGGTTTGCACGGCTTGCGGCAAGCGTTCAGCGTCATCTGAATTTCAAACTCAGTATCTTCTGCGCGATCTGCCTGCACAGCGGTACTGAGCAAGCAGGTATCACAAGGCGTGTTGTTGCGTGCCTGTGAGCATTGATTGATGCAAATCTGTTGTTGATCAGACATGGCGATGATCCCCACGTTCTGCGCGTTCGCTGGACTCACCTAGTGCGATCAACGTAGCGTAAGCCTCAGCACGTTTCTGATTGAGGTGGCCGCTGATGAGTAACCGCAGGTATTCACTGGTAGACACACCAGCATCGTGCGCGAGGCACTTCACAGCATTGGCTTGTTCTGGCATCAGGTGTACTGGTGTGCATACGGTTAGCTTGCTCATATCCAAAAACCCCTTCTTTGACTTCCGTTTCATACTGGTTCGATCTACTGGTGAGTGGTTAGGCGGTTTTGGCGAATTGCTGCGCGGAAAGGTCTGCTTTCAGCTTGTTCTTACTGAGAATCTGAAATCGAGCCTGTGTGTCATGTGGAATGCCTTTGGAACGCCATTTACTAACAGCCCCTTTGGTCACGCCCATCTTGTCTGCAAGCTCCGAATATGTTCTCGAGCCATGAAAGGCTTTCAGATCATCTACGGTCATGTTTCGTTTACTCCAATAAACATATTTC